CTGATAAAAAAGAATCATTGAAAGCCCCAGACCCAGACCCAGACCCAGCCCCAGGCCCATTGCTAATATGATAATAAGATCGACTTTTATACTTCGAATGCGATGCAGATGACGAACTGTTATCTAAACTATCTTCATTATCAGATAGTGATAAAGGACTATTCCCGGCATTATCATTGTCGTAGTAGTTATCATATTCTTGGTAAAAATCAAGGTTATTAGTCAGAATAAAATTCCCTGTATCATTAACACAATGATCAATATTATCAATATTATCAATATTATCAACAATATGAATCGGTATAAAATTTTCGCCCAATTCCGTCATCGATGCAGATTCAGAAAGTCTATTCAAATCATTGTGTAAGCGCATAACAAAAGTATTATCAATACATTCTTCTGAATCGTCGTTAATAATATTATCAAAATTCATGAAATATATATGTATCCTATATAAAATTGAGGGCAATAAATCTTGGACAATGAACCCCATAAAAACAAAATAACCAACCCATGGATTCAAAAACTCATTACGACCCTGAAGAGAATGAAACCAACGATAAAATCACTAAAAGTACCGAACACAAAATATCGTCAAAACAACAGCGAAGGAATCAATATAAATTGAATAACAGTCTGAGAAAATATCAACATAATCAGATAACCTATATCATGACAACAAGATTCAATGAGAATACATGGGAGGAAAATGAATCATTTAGAAGAATAAATCCACAATATGGATGTATATATCCATCACCTCAAGAAAATAGTTCCAAGATACCACACGATGCAGTCCTTTTTGTATTGGAAATGAACAATGATACAAACACAATAATGGGTATAGGAGCACTTAAGAATCGTTCATTCCCAAGACGACATTCGGTATACTCAGATCCAAATTACAACAGATATTGCTATACAGGAAAATATCGTATCGACAGAACAGAAATGACAGAGGAAGAAGAGCGAATTATGAAAGTATTCGATGTCTTGTGTTTTACTGGTTCTCGACACATGAAAAGACTACAAGGACTGAAGGCATTTCCAACCGATATGCTTTTCAGATGCAGCAGGATTGTAGATTTAGTAGATTTTGTAAAGAATATGTTCAAAAAAAGACAACCACAGCCACAACAATCCCAACAACCCCAACCCCATCCCCAACAATAAATCAAAATCAAAATCAAAATCAAAATCAAAATCAAAATCAAAATCAAAATCAAAATCAAAATCAAAATCAAAATCAAAATCAAAACAATAAAACAAAAATATAAACGGATCTTATAACTAGATCCAAGAAACAAAAATATACACAAATGAACGACAATTTTGACGTATCTGAATATTCAGACGCGGAATTATTCGAAATACTAGATTTAACAAATCCATCTGATCGAGTATTAGAAGCAAAAATAATATCCATGATCAAACGTTATGAATCCGTCAACACAAATCAAGGAAAAAAATTCTTGCAATTCTTCGAAGATATTTATGATCATTTTTTTGAGGATACAGACGCAAACAATTCTAGCGAAGATGAAGAAAATATTCAAATCCAATTGGAAAACACCGAAGAAGATGAAAATGAAACTACACGAATAACAACAGAAGAAGGATTCACAACAGTACAAGGACAAAAAACCACATCAATACAACCTAAAAAACTAAAACACGGCGTACAGATGGAGGTAGAACAAGAAATGAAATCAGTATCAAACGAAAATAAACCGCAAATAATAGATACTCAATCCATAGAATACAGAAAGGGACAGGTCAATCCGATTTTAAAAGAAACAATAACACGTGTCATTCAAATAGATAGTCAATTCCGCGATAAAATATCAAATCCAATGTCAACCGATTTTGCTATCGACTTGTTAGATCCTTTACCAAATGTGGTATCATTAAAATTATCATCTGTTATCATTCCATATAGTTGGTATATAGTAGGTAAATCATACGGATCCAATTTTTTCACATTGCGAGCAACATCACCAGGAATTTCCGAAACACCAAATAACAATTTCGATATTAAAATAGAAATTAATCCAGGGAATTACGATCAGAATACAATCATAACAACCATTAATAATGCAATAGCAGCTGTTGCAAGTGAAATACCAGGAACCAATTTCGGTACAACCGCCGTATCATACAGTAGTAGTACAGGATTAACAACTTTTACTCTGGATCTTAATATCATTTTCACAGAAACCTATTATGAACTATATTTCCCAACTTGGACAAATCCTTTAACCGCAAATCGATTTAATTCAATCCCCGGATTTTTAGGATTTCTCAATACAACCTACACGTGCGAAACAATTCATTCCAATTTCAATCATGCATATAATACAACAATTTCACCTCCGAGTACAACGCCCATTTCAGATATAGATTATACAAATGGATTCAATAATGCAACAAACAAATTTTACATAAGAATAAATGACCCATCGAATGGAATAGTCGGAAACAATTATTTTACTATTTATAATTATCAAGATAAAAATTATTCATATTCTCTATCACAACAACAGCAACAACAACAACAACAACAACAACAACAGCAACAACAACAACAACAACAACAACAACAACAGCATGAAGGTCCATATGAATTTGACCCAACTTTGAACAATATAAATGTATTAGATACAATAACAGTTTCGTTTTTTTCCACGTCCGGATACTACTCACGCAATAATATTATAAACGCGATAAATGCCTCTCTACAAACGGCAACCACATCAGAATCACTTTTACAAGTGATTGATATATCATACATAAATGCATCTTCAAATTATTACAGAATGCAGCAATATGAATTGAATGTTGTTTTAGATAGAAATAAAATACACAATGTACCAAATATGAAACAAGTGGTTGTTTTTCCCACAGAAACTCAAACACCATATTTATGGACTGGCATAGGTTCTTGTTTTTTATTTGATCCATCGCCCGCATCATCATCGCAATTAAATGAAATGAATAATATTATAGCACAAGAACCACTCCCACAATACATTTATCGTATTGATACATCTCCCTATATTCAACTAACATTGAACGATGGGTCTTATAACTCTACCAACAATTATAGAGTTGATATACCAAACGGAGACTACACTTTATTTGAATACTTAGACAAAATAAATAGTGTTTTATTTAACTTTGTTAGCGCAGACAGTTATGGATTAACAAATACGAACAACGTATTTTATAATTGGCCTAGAACACAATTTTTATTCTCCATGCAAAAAATTTACGATCAAACCGCATACACAATAAATTTAACAAGTTGTTTTTTAAATACAGTTCTAAATTTACCACAGATAATAAATACAACCGATACATCAAATGTCATATTCAATTCATCTTTAACACAAACACCGCCCTATATAATAAACACATCAAACAAAGATTTTACGATTTATCCAAGATCATCTGTAATTGGATTACAGGGTCTACCTGCATATGTTGCAAGTTTACCCGTAGGAACGTACAAAACTGTACAGAGTTTAGTAAACGCTATAAATAAAACTTTTGCAGGAATTCAAGGTTTAACGGACAATACAATAAAAAATACACCTTTACATGGTCTTAATATGGCATCTAGTAGAATAAGTATAACTCCCAACACTATAAACCCCAATAATTACGATGTAGTTTTCAATTACATCGAAAGAAATCTAATAATAGAAAACGATTATATAATACAATTATGTGATAGTAATAGTTCGTCATTTTTTCCAGAGAACATCACTTCTTGGAACTATTACCTAGGTTTTACAGACTCGAGTTATTCTTTGAGTACATCAAACATAATAACTGCCGAAAATGATATTATAGATGTATCTATAAATATAACACCAAACAATAATACGTTGCAATTCAATGCATTACCATCAAAAATAGGTCTATATTCAACAACAAATGCGAATAATACAACTATAACCATTCCTCCAAAGATATATACCAAATACCAACTCATAAACGAAATAAACAATCAATTAAACGTACCGGATTCATTAACGTATGGATCAATATTATATAGTTTTATGGACAATAATGGAAATGAACGAGTAAAGCTTCGAACAAATATTAATAAAATGTTCTCTTCTCAAGATTATACTATAGTTTATTTGGATCAGCCTTCACCGCAAAGTTGTATTGTTGGAAACAATGGAACCTCTAGTATAACAAACACATTATGGAATACGACTATTGGATGGATATTGGGATTTCACAGTTATCCAGAATTTTTCCTTTCGACTTCTGCGGAAAATAGTGCAAACATAAATGATTATATATCAAGAAATTCTTATAAAATTATACCTAGTTTGACAGACAATATTCCATACAATATTATTACACTAACCGGAGATGTACCATTGAATGTATATCCATTTAACAATCATTTTTACATAACCATAGACGATTTCACGCAAAATCATATCAATGATGGTGTAATAACAACGACAAAGAAAGAAACCTATATTCCACTACCTTCTTATTCGAATAAAACATCTTTAGTTTGTAATCAAGAAACGGGTGATTTAAATGTATCTTTGTATACCACAAATTATGGAACGCCAAATCAACTATTAACACAAAATCAATTATATGCAGCAAACCAAATATTAATGAATAATTCCATGAACGCAACGAATTCATTATACACATCACCGGCACCTAATATAAGAGATATGTTTGCAGTCATTCAGTTAAAATTGACCGGCTTACAACAAGGACAAAATTACGTAGAAATTGGCGGTACTTTACAAGACAACAATCGAATTTATTTTGGAGGTGTAAATATTCGACGTTTAGCTATTCGACTTATCAATGATCGAGGATATCTAGTAGATTTAAATGGGCGAGATTGGTCATTATCATTGATATGTACCCAACTATATAGTTCAAATCGAGTATAACGACCCACCGAAACGACCCACCGAAAAAAATAATATCCAGATAATACACAGATAATATACAATAAATACCATATAATGTCAATTGCAACATTAAAAAGAAAAGCTGCAACCGAATACAAAAATATGAGTGTAGGTCAAAAAGCGTTTTCAATAAATGGAACACATAGAAGTCAAGGATACGTAGGGCAATCTGTTATTTCTCGATCACTTCCAAGAACATTGTTTAACGGAAATGTTCCAAGAGGCCATGGAGGATGTTGCGGTACTTTTCCTCTAGCACATGTTGTTCAATCCGCAGTAAAATCTACGAACAATAACAATGTAGTAAAATCCTCTGTATTATCAAACGATGGAATGATAGCAACCAAGTATAGATGGACTACACGTCCTCAACCCTACGCAACAGTAAAACCTGATAATACATTTAACAATAATACTCAAGGAGATTATATTTTTACAGTTCGCAGACTAGCACTACAACAAACGCCGGATGTTTGTCAAAGCAATCAAGATGTATATCATATAACAAGTAATGATATAACAAAAGCAGATTCCGATTTCAAACCAATGGATCAAAGCGAGTACATTTCTCAATTAGAGTCTAAATGTACTGCCCACGATACAATATATTTTTTATCACCAGTACAACGTTCGCCTTTTGCATGTGGTATGCCTATATAAATGGAATAACCCTACAACCCTACAATTCATCTCATCAAAGTTTTTTATTACCATAAATGATAAGAAAAAACAACTAAAAGTTTACCATAAAAACATCCGAACTGCTATCATATTTCATAACAACCGAGGTTTTATCTGGTAGTTCAACAACCTGTAATTGATCTATATTGATATCTTTATAAAGTCCAGAAATTTTATCCTTTAAAATAGAATATTCCGTTATAGATTTGACACCTAATTGAGAAACATTTTCCGGTAATAAAATATCATTTATTTTATCAATAACAAAGTCAGCTATATCCTCAGAAGAAGATGACGCCGACAACGATGGCAACTGAAGACTGGGTTTATCCGAAAACGTAGCTTTCTCCGATTTTTTTGGTTGAAATAAAAATACATCGAGAAGATGTTTCAAAACAAACGGACGATCAGTTGGTAAAATAACGACTTGAAGAGAGGTAGCCGATCCAGACAATGCGGACGGATCAACTTTTGATATCATATCTTGTAAAGATTGATCTAATTGAGAAACGGATAAAAGTTGTAAAACAGGAAGAGGTGTACCACCCACTATTTTACTACGTTTTATTCTATGTTTGAAAGTATTCTGTTTATAAATCCGTTTTTTTGATGTATATACCATAATAGAATTCGTCTATAATATACATATAATAAAAAATTGATCTACAAACTATCTATATCTATAAAACGACAATTATAAAAAACAATTCATGCCAATGTCAACATCAATGCCAACAAATTCAACCCCATCTTTAACGGAAGAGTATATCGCAACTTTAACCGAAAAAGAATACCAAGGGTATATGATTGCTAGATCTCATTTAGGATCATCGTTTGATTTAGAAAAAAGTTTAGGATTTATCGAATGGAAAAAAACACAAAAAGAACCATCAGCGATCCTTTCTACAAATGAACAATCTACGATTTTAGTTGCATCTTCATCGCCATATAATCCTTGAAATTCAAAGGGATTTCAGACAATTTCTTCAAAGGCGCCGACTTTTTGAACGAGGATGTAGCTAATATCTTCATATTAGTCCATTTGCCAAGATGGATGACACGATTTTTCGCGTATTCTTTTGTATCTGTATCGACCTTTACTATATCACCCTTTATTCCATCGACCGGATTAGTAGAATAATGTTTCAATTTCGCAAATGGCCCTTTTTGAACATCAATCGACGCTAAACCCTTTTCTTTATTAGCAACCATTTTTTTATCCTTTTCCGCACGTTCTTGTTCTTTTTGAAGATCCAAGAACGGAGATCGTTTTTCGTCAAATAAAATAGTCTCGTCCAAGAAAAAATCGCGACATCGATATACAACCACATATTTCATGGCAACTGCATTTACGACGGCATACGGAATGTATTGATCAGAATAATAAGCAAAACCTTGTTTGAAAGCATCATAATACATCATAACAGAACCACGAGGTGTAGATTCAATCAATATTCTTCTTTTCCAAGATGCTTCGAGTTCGTTATTTGCATCTTGGACAACAGAATCATACATTTCAATAGAATAAAAGCGCGGATCAATGGATGCATTATACACGGATCCAGTATCTTCTCCTAAAAAAGTAGCCATTAATCGCGACTTTTGCTTCTCAATATAAGCAGTCTCTGGATGAAGCTGCACAACCGATTCTTTTATTTGTTTTGTATTATAACCCATAATCCAAGACCGACCAAACGAAAGCAACTGAAATCCCATATTTATAAGAGAAGTTGTCGCGTCAAGGGCTATCCGTGTTTTTGTAGCCAAATAGCTACAAAACATTAGAAAGTCCAAGTTCTTTTGGTGGATAATATATAGTATCCACCGATAGAGATTAACCCCGGGATTAAAAATAGACTTGAAAATGGAATTAAAACCAAAGAAGCGATGAAAAAACATATAAATAAACATAGACGTAGATATCGCGATTATTTTATACTTTTTTTGAATCAATACAATAACAAGAGGACAACTAATGTCGTGCATAGCACTTAATGTCGTGCATAGCACTTACCCGAAGCTACTTGTTCCTTTCGATACTCCACCAAATCCTGCATCTCTTTGTCCAAGAAAGGCACCTCGATGCGTTCATAGGTTTTGTACGCATTATCAGGATGTAGACACACCAAATAGAGTCCCGAAATGGTCTTCCCATATTTGTGTTCCAAGATGGTCTTGTACATATTCAGTTGCAAAGAATAATGCCAAAAGTTAGTGTCCGGCATGGACGCAATGCAAGGTGTCAAAGCAGTCTTGTTGAAACCATTCTCATAGGTTATCTCTTTGCATCTCTTCCAATCGTATATCTGCAAGGTTCCATCAGGTAGTTCGAAAATCATATCAATCGACCCCGACAACTTGAGTTCCTCATAATACACCATCCATTCGGTGCGATAAGGTTTCAATTCGGGGAAATCCGCAACGAATCGCAAGAACCAGGCAAACTCTACACTCGTATTCGATACATCAAGACCATTGAAATAACACTCGATATCGTAGTGCATGTTAGTACCAGCACCGGACGCCGAGTCCCGATTGCGATCCCAATCCGCCAAGATCTGCTCTTTGGTCATACCGAAGTATTTATAAGTAGGATCCAACATCTTTTTACCCCGCATCATATTGTCCACAATGGCATTCGCATCAAATTTGGGAAAATGAGTGTGATTCCAAGTGGTCACCGAAGTAAACGAAGTGTCTCCATGAACGGTATATTTATGGGCTTTTTCTTCGAATGTAATGAACGCATCACGCTCGTGCGCATTCAATTTAGCTAGAGTATCAGGAACCGGACGAAAAGAAGACATTTTATGTAGACAACGATAATAACGATAATAACGATAATAACTTTAGAAATATCAAATTGTTCTTTATCATTCTACAAAAAAGAATATCAATTTTGTAAACTTTTGCGAATATTTTTCACAACACTATCATGAAATCGAAAAAAAGAATATCGAAACAACATACCGAAGACATATAGAGAAATCCACCTTTTTGTAGCCAAATGGCTACAAAACATCCGATAGCCCTAAATCATTCATACTGCACAAAATCAACTACCAAGCGAGTATACAACCACTTTCGCAACTCGGAACGACGTCGTTCTTCATGTGATTTACTAAGACCATTGATCTTACGCATATTATCCAGGTTTTTCTCTTTTTCTTCCATCGAAGAACGAATCGTGTGAGCATTCTCCATCTGCCATTTCAAGAATTCTTGCAAGAATCGAGTTCCAAGACGATCCATCCATCGATCAAAATCGTCCACAGTCATAATACGCCATTTAACTGTTGTGTCAGTTGTAGATTCCATTACATGTGGTTTATGGTATACGAAAATGGTACCCGGTTTTTGATGAAAAGCACGAATAGGTGTAGAAGATCCAGACGCCGCCAAATGAGCGGAAATAGCCATCTTCATACCTTCCACCAAGTCCACTGAAAAGACCGTCTGCAAGTGTTCTGATAAAACAGGTGTTTGCTTGATCCAGTCTACCAAACAGAGTGGAGGACACATCAAAGGATTGGATGGGCTTTGAAGCCAATCCAATATCATTTTGCGTTTTTTAGCAATCGTGATTTGACGAAGTTGCGCTACTTCAGTTTGCAAGGAAGATACTTGCAGAGCCAAATGTTGTATCAAGTGGTACATATCCTGGGAGTTTGGAATGGTCTCAAACGATTCTATTTCACGATCACGATCACGACGATTTTTGAAGAACCACTGGCATGTTATAAAGTGTTGAGCAAACAAGTCTTGATGACGAAATTCACGATTACAATAGACACAGGTTTGTATAGAAGGCGAATGAGACGATGTAGACGAATTATCAATGATTGAATTAGTAAAGTTCATCGTGTATCTAGAAATATAGAAACACCTGTACAATAATATTAGATTTCAATTTTGTTTTGTCGATTCTGGATATAATACTAAAACATACTACAAATATGTTTCATAAGTATAAAAAAAAGTAAAGAGATATAGTATATAAGATAATAAATATGAGTCAATATGTGGATAATCAACCATTGTTCTTGGAACCAACAGTAAAACAATATGGAAGCCATATGGTAATGACAAACGTACAAAAGTCAACAAAAAAGAAGTACATAACAATTGATACGAGGTTTCGAGATAATTATGAGGCAACAAATCAATCCGCCAACTACACGATAACACTTCCAGAACGAATCAATGAAATTAAAACAATTCGCGTAACTAATTTAGAATTGCCTTTGTCGTTTTATAATATTTCCTCGGATCTAGGCAACAATACATTTACTATCATTAATTTATCCAACAATCATTCTACAATCATACAAATCCCTGATGGGCATTACGATTCATCTGGATTGCAACAAATAATAAATAGTAAAATACAGGCCAATTCTATCATCATGCAATATTCTACTTCCGCTAATCCATATCTATCTACATTCTTAAATTACGACCTTAGTCATAACTATACAATCGATTTTGCAAACCCTACCACAGATCACCGTTTCACTTTAGGATGGCTTTTAGGATTTCGACCTGTAAACGAATCCACGGCAAACTATCCTTATACGCAATCGGAATTTGAATACACGGTTCCGTCAAATATGCAGTTGATAAGCACATCATTTTTAGATTTGAATGGACCCAGATATATTTATCTAGTAGTAGATGAGTACACATCGGGAAATCAAAATTCATTCCATTCATTACTGAAAAATTCGGCAATAAGTAAAAATATTTTGGCCAGGATAACCATCCATCGCGATTATCCATTTGGAACAGTTTTGCCAGTAAATACATTAAACGGACTTTTACAAACAGACACACGAAGTTATAATGGAAAAGTGAATTTACAGCGCATGAAGGTACAGTTAGTAAACGAAGAAGGTCTTGTTTTAAATTTGAATGGACTCGATTTTTCGTTTTGTTTAGAGATGGAATACGAGTAATCAATCTATGATATCATGTAATATTTACATGAAATCATATTATATTATTATTATTATATTATCATATTATTACCAAATCACAGAGTAAGGGCTATCCGTGTTTTTGTAGCCAAATGGCTACAAAACATTAGAAAGTCAAGGTTCTTTTGGTGGATAATATATATTATCCACCGATAGAGGATAAGAATACCGTAAGATTTACTCGTAGATTATACCAGAAGCATCAGCCATAATTCCTACGTTTGTTCCAATATTATAATCAACAAGTTCATGTCCAGGATCTTGAGCATTTAGATTTTCAAATTCAGAAATAGGGTTAATAATAATCTGAGAAGTAGACAACATAGGGGCGATTGTAGTTCCATTATACAACACTCTAAAGACTGGAGCACCATCAGCCGATTTTATGTTCATAATATCGTTCAATGTAATATAGTTTGAATTAATAGCTACATCTGGAAATGCTGTGTGAAATATATCTTGAATTGTAGATGCACCTGAATTATTGAGAGCGGCAATTTCAAAATTAATATTTTGTGAATTAAAAGATTCATCAAGTATCCAAGGATTATTAGTAGGATCAATATCAGACGATGTCAATTTTTCTTTTTGGGTGTCCAAATCGTATGCGACGTCTCCAAAAGAAGGATCTGGAACTTGTATTGCGTCTCTTGTATAACGCTGATTAGCATAAAATAGAGCCCCAGTATTATAATAAGACATATTTCCATAATCAGTTGAATTATTAACATATTTGTACAGTTTTTGAGCATATTTACCCTCATTATTCACAATAGGTGAAACGCCGTATAAATTTGTAGTAGTATTAATAGATCTATTAATTGAAATATCTGGAATATCATGCAAAAAAGCATTTACTATTGTTAATGTTATTTTTGTATTTGCACCGTTATACACGCCAGCCGATCTCAAATCCTGTGCATATACAATAGTATATGTTTGAGTTCCAAAATTGCTGTCAATATCACCATCATAATTATTATTTGCACCATTTACCCTACTAGGGGTTAGATCTTGAAGAAAGTCTTCATACAACGTGTTAGTTTGATCATTACAATATTCAGTTAGAGTCAAGTAATTACCCTGCGAATTCAAATCAAAACTATAATCGATTGTATACCCATTAGATACAAAATCAGTCAAATTATAATTGTCAAATAACGAAAAGGTCATATCATTCAAAGATGAAGCAAAATCCGTAAATGGGTTATAAGAAGTAAAAACAGTGTCATCATTAACATTGGTTTGCATTGGGAGATAGTAAGTATAATATTTGTCTAGGTCGCATTGATCAGAATCATAAAAATTGAACGGCAATCCTGTATAATCGCTGTTAACTGCATCTGCGGCTAGTGCTTTGAATCCCAAATAAGGAGGAGGTATTACCAAATATGTATCGGGTGTATTTTGGGAAGTGAGAGATCCACTAGGTCCATAAATTATTATGGAAGGATTCAACTTTTGTCCATTGCTTAACTCGTGATAAGGCACTGACTGTTCACCAGAATATTCAAAATCACTAGGTATTCCAATATAGGATTCAGAGTATGTAATAAGAATTGGTTGAGTGCTTCTATAAATTCTAAATTTTTCTCTATCGCCGTTGTTGTTAGCAATGACTTTGCCGGCAAAGATAGCATTATATTCGTTTGTTGTATCTGGTCCAAAATCATATATATATCCATTTTCATCATTGAGATGTTTAGTAGATGTATCTATAAGTGTATGACCATTTTGTTTTAAATAAACATAAACTTGATCACCAGTAACACTTACGTAACTGTCGTAGGTAGAACCATAACTAATATCCTCATCAGCATACATAGATATATTGAATGATATATCTATACCAAGACCACTAATATCTTCTACACTATTGGTATCATCTGATGAAAAATACATATTTTCATTAGTATTAATATTGATAGCACCAAAATCGTATCTTTGTGTTGGTTTAGAATTACCAACAATTACAAATTGTGCAGTAGTTGGGGTACGATTAATTGTATAAAATTGTGTATGTCCGTTATTGAAGAAACCACGATATCTATCCAATGTCAATGATCGCGTCAAGCCATCTGTAGAAATTACCAATCCACCATTAGCATCAGAGATTGGCACAGGAGAGGAACTAAAGTAAGCATTTTGATTATCATAAACAGTATTATTATCAGACAGTCTAACACGAATATCATCACCTCTAATATTGAAATCAACATAATCATTTGGTTTGACATAATGCGTATTATTTAAATAAACGCCTGTTGTTAATACAACACGGTTATTGTTTAATCCGCCAAGTACTCCATCCACATAGGTTGTATTGGTATAATTTGATGAATTACCCGATCCACTCAAAGAAACGTTAACTTGATAAATATCATATCGGTTGTACCAAATAGCCATATTGCTTCTAAAAGGAGCCATAGAAGTTATAAGTGCAGTAAAAACATTACCATCAAAAACTCCAGAAATATCCAAATAATTTGGACCAGCGTTTTCCGGATCATTTCTTATATTATATGTAAATGCGATAGCAGTATTATGATCATTAGTAGGTAGATTGTTGAAATCTGTACAATAAGCCGCATTGAAATCCGTGTTAATATCACCTAAAATAGTATCATTCTTTACGTATTTATATCCATTGATATCAAAATATGATTCCAAAGTTCCATTCAATTGTATTGCATACATGGGGTAAACCAAATGATAAGAATCACCGGTAGATACATTTGGATTATATGTAGAATTGATATGAATGTATCCTTGATATTGACTCGGGAATAAATTAGAGATATATAATTCTGCTTGAAAATCATTATACAAACCTATACTAGATTCTAGGGGGTCTCCAGACTCTTCATGACTAGAAAAAGTTTCCCATCCATTATCAGTGTATGATGCATTACTGTAGTCTGAATTTGGATCATTACTACCTTGTATAGCGGCCAACAAAGACAAAAGACCACCCTTTGAAAATGTCAAAGTTGTTTGCAATGATTTTTCCGGATCAACTGTCTCATAACTCTCTGTTCCATCACTTTTAGTTACAGTTAACTCTGGAGTCTGTAAGTAAAGATTATAGTAAAAACCCAAGGGAACTTGAACCACCGAGGAGTAATTTAAATCACTATTAGAAAGCTTTATAGCTCGAAGATAAAAATCAGAGTTGAAGGGTGCGCTTACTGCAGATTCAGTATCATTAATAGGTGTAAATTTAATAAAATCGGATTTTGATCCTGACGTAAATCCGGCTTCTTCGGCAGAGACATATGAAATTTCAAAACAGTAAGAAATATCAAGATTTGTGTTGTCTTGATCAATTAAATCGGAGGTACTCAAAAAGTTTGATCGGGGTGCACCAGTATAACCTGGGAAAACTGTTGTGCATTCAATGTTATCATGTGCTGTAAATAAGTACTGTCCCTCTTCTTCTGAGACACCGGGAGTAAACATCTGTTCAGAAGAACCATTAGCTCCGGCTGTTCCATATATCAAACTCCAACCTGTGTTTTCATCAACCCGAATAAAACCGTTTTTATTATTCGATAAGTCTGATATTGTTTTAGGTCTAAACACAGCTCTGAAGTTAGTATAGCTCAAATAGGCAAGGTTAATATTATGCGCGTTAACATCCATAGGCGACCAATGAGTGCCATTTTTTACATCATCTGTTCCTTGAACTAATGGTTCATAACTATTAGGCGGTATAGGATACCCATAAGGGCTTGCGGAAATATCAAGAAGTAAATTTGTAGAAGAAACATCAAGTAAATCCGTTCTTGTATCAATGGTAATATAGTAAAAATTATTGCTGTTAATCCCGCCAGCCTCAAAAGATATATCATATACTACATTCTCATCCACGTACAAAGTAGCACGAGAAAACCTACTGTCAGAAACACTAGAATGGTTTTCATATGTATACATATAACCACTTTCACTATCATCATAATGATAACCTCCTAATAAACATGTTGCACCAATGTTGATGTTAGATGTTTTATAATAATCTAGATTATTATTATCATTAATATGACCAACGGGATAACTGTTAGATGGTTCGGTTTCTCCTTCATAGTAGACGGAAATATTAGTCAAGTTATCATTAGTGCTTCGACTGTCATTAATATCTACGCGGTCATTAGGCTCATGAACACGCAATTCAATTGATCCGTTAATGTTTTGATCGTAATTCAAATATTCGGATTCTAATCCTAAACCACTATTCAAAAAAATAGTATTAGAAACGTCGGCATCAGTGTCTCCAGATACAACCAATGATCCATTCGTGATACTTAAATAGTGATCTGAATTGTGGTAATTATTTTGCATATACGTATGATTATTTTCAAGATTTTCAAAATTCAATTCTACGGTATTATTTAGAGTTTTGGAAGAATAGTCTCCTGATGCAGATTCTACATAAAAATGATATCCGCCACCAGTTCCAGGAACTGCCTCAACGTTAAATATGAATTCGCTAGAATCTGCATCAGGGAATATTCCATTAAGTTCCGTGTCGGTAAGAGTATTTGGCATGGCATCAAGATCATAATCAATCGTTGCACCATCTTTAACACCCTGGAAAAATGGAAGATTATCATCGTAATCAGTAATAGAAACTGTATTCGTGGCGTCATATCGAAATTTCCATGTACCAAAATTGTTATTTGGGAATAATACATCTTCTCCAGTTCCATTTGACTGCAAATTTTGCATAGCGTACATAGTTTCACCATTATCTGGATTAATATTATTCGAAAAATCCTGTGCAAAATCATTTACATTGGGTTTATTAAGACTAGTATCGGGATAGTAATATGAAAAAGGCTCATCAGATTCTACTGATGAATGATAACCACCCATAGCATTGCCACGATTAAACTCGGGTTCTATAACTTTTATAGGATAAATACCATTACCACAATTATCGCGTGCATTCAAATGAGAATTGATAGCTTTCGATAACCAGTAATTATTTAAACTTGAGTCGTCAAAACTAACATAATATTTTTCTGAACTATCACAGTTGGATATATCAGCCGCAGCTTGAAAATTAAAATTGAGTGTTTCATTTATATAAACAGTAGAACTGGGATCTAATTCACCAATAGAACCATAGAAGGTTCCCGAACTATTTGTTCCAATCGCATAACTATTATCAAATACTTCAAAACCAGAAGCGTCTAAATAAGTTATTAATGCCAAATTAGGAGTATCGATTATAGTATTATTGATCAAAATACTACTTCCAGGTGTCGAATAACCATATGTGGCATTATAAAGATTTTGGTAGCTAACGTCCATATTATTTGGACCATAATTACTAAAGTTAACCGAAACATCATACCCCGAATCGTCAATATCCAATGCAGTTTTACCTTGGATCATTTTTGTCAATAATGACGTCTCAAAAAAAACAATTTGCTCTTCCTTAGACAAATTGCTACCCTCAGGATTGCAAACACTATCAAGTTGATCTAGACTCATAGTCATTTTTTCAATTTGCATCAAATTGCCGGTGTTTCCGGTAATTGGAATTGGAAAAGGAGACATTGTATAATATACAATACTAATAAAAAAATATAAGAAATAGAATAATCTTTCAGGATAAGAATCAACCGTTGTAAAAAAGCGTCTAAAATATTACAATAATACTAATCATAAATAAATCTATTTCATGTGAATGTATGAAGTATTGATTATTTTACTATGCATTATGATAAGTAAAATAATTAAAGGCTATCGGAAGTTTTGTAGCCATTTGGCTACAAAATACGGATAGCTCTTAATGTAGATACAAAGGAGGGGATCTATATATGTATTTTATTGTTAGTAGTTGCCGAAAAGTGAGTGATTTTATTTTTCTTCTTAAAGCTGACGTGTGTATTCAACAATTTATTAGAAGCAGGTTCAGCAGCAGGAGCAGGAGCAGGAGCAGGAGCAATAACGTGATTCACAAGTTTTACACTAGGTTTATTATCAGTGGGGTTAACAACGGGGTTAACAACGGGGTTAACAACGGGGTTAACAACTGGGTTAACAACGGGGTTAACAGAAGCTTTTATTGCCTGACGTTGTTGTCTTAGATGAAGAGGAAATACGACTCTCATATTATGTAGTATATAATAAGAAAATACATTTATCAACCGAAAACATATAGAGAAACCCACCTTTTTGTAGCCATTTTGCTACAAAACTTCCGATAGCCCTTAATCCATAAACAAATATAAAATTGATTAACCTCATATAATTTTATATGTCTGCAAACGAAAATGAACCAACCAGAGTTATCTAAAGATCAAGCATACGCTTTACAAAAGTTTACAAAAAGAGAAAATTTATTTATAACAGGTCCAGGTGGAACAGGAAAAACAAAACTCATTGAATATTTTACAAACTATGCTAAATCAAACGCGGAGAATATCCAGGTTTGCGCATTAACTGGATGTGCGTCTATATTACTTTCACAATGCAATGCGCGCACAATACATTCGTGGAGCGGAATTAGATTAGCAAAAGGTCCAAACCGACAAATTGTTCAAAATGTGCTAAAGAATCGTCAAGCGAATTCATCCTGGAAAAAGGTAAAAATCCTTATTATTGATGAAGTGAGCATGTTATCATCAAAAATATTTGAACTATTAGAAGAGATCGCTCGTACAATTAGAAAAGATCCAAGACCATTCGGTGGCATCCAAGTCGTGTTTACAGGCGACTTTTACCAACTCCCACCAGTAGGTACACCGAGTGATCCAGATACCGAACTCTTTTGTTTCGAAAGCCCTCTTTGGCCCATCATTTTCCCTACAAAAAATTGCATTGAACTCAAAACCATTTTCCGACAAACCGATCCTCTGTACCGTTCGATTCTCCTAGAGATCCGAACCAATACATTGACACAAGAGAACCAAGACATTCTCAAAACGTATGTGAAACGCGAATATGATCCGGCTAAATACAACGGATGTGTTCCTACAAAACTATATCCGACGCGCACAAAAGCGGATTTCTTGAATGCGACTATGTTTCAAAAAATCCAAGAACCCGAACATATATTTGAATGCACCAAGAAAACGAATTGTCGCACCTATTTGGAAAACAACACACCTTTATCCATAATGCATTTACAAAAATGCGCAAATATAACAGAGCAAGAACGCGAATATGAAATACAACAGCTAATGCAGAACTCGTCTATACCAGAGACACTTTCACTGAAAAAGGGTGCCGTGGTTATGTGTACGGTGAACCTGGACATGGACCAAGGAATATGTAATGGATCACAGGGAATTGTGATTGATTTTGTGCAAATAAATCCAGGTCCAAGCTCACCCATCCTAGTTCCTACTATGTGCCCAATTGTAAAATTCTACAATGGTTATACAAAAACGATTCAACCCCATTTTCGTCAATCGGATGAATACCCAAACCTAGCTGTAGGTCAAATACCTCTCACTCTTGCGTGGGCATTAACCATCCACAAAATCCAAGGTGCAACGCTAGCTCTAGCCGATATTGATGTAGGGGGGCAAATTTTCGAATACGGACAAACCTATGTTGCACTATCGCGTGTACAGAGTTTGGATGGACTCTATTTGTCGGCGTTTCATCCACAGAAGATTCGCGCAAACCCAAAAGTCCAAGAATTTTACAAGAGCATTCCTCCTATTCCTCCTATACCAGATGAATCCGATTTAGAAAGAAACTCCTGCGAAAATGTATTCAACAAATATGCATACAACGAGTCTGATTCAAATTCTGTTTGCTCTGTTTCCAATAACAATTCTATTTCACAGAAACAGCTTCTACCAATACAATCTGTCCAAGAAAATAGAAAATTAAGTACAAACGAGATAACATTTGAATTATTCAAACAAGGAAAATCTATGTCTAAAATAGCAGAAGAACGCGGACTAAAATTATCTACTATTCGCGAGCATTTGGTCAAGAATATACCTGATCCATTATTGACCGTAGATCTATTCATGCCTAAACAAACATTTGACGAAATTAGCGCAGCTTATAATGTGATATATAATGAGTTAGACCCCTCTGGTGTATCATTAAAAACAATCAAGGAATCCATCTCTAATAAAATCGGATATGATGATATAAAAATTGCATGTAGATTCTTGGATACACAACGATCACCTCCGAGAATACTACCAATACCAATACCAATATCAAGTGAACAAAAACTAGGCCAAACACTAGATCCTAATGTAAAACGAATTGTATTGTAGTGTTCAATATATTCAATAGATTCAATACATACAACATGTATAATTAGTAGAGGGAACAGGATGCCCATGACACATCATACCATTTCCTTTCCTTAAACAAACATTATCTGTAAAATAAAACCATTTTTGACCAAGATTTTTTTCACAAAATTTACACATGTCATTGCATGTGGTACCGTGTGAAACGGAAAAAGAGACACAAGGTGAATTATATTCAACCCTTTTTTCCCAATCATAATTTAGACCCCACGAACGAAAAATCGGCGGAGATAATGATTGAAAATAGGAGGGTGCAATTCTTCTATGCATAATAAATGCAGAAATAAGTGTGATTACACTAGACGATAATATAAACCACATATTCGTCTAGTATTTTCAACTACTACTACTATAATGATGTAAAGACATGCGGTTATTTTATATAACTTTTTATCTTTTTTTTATATTATACCAATAAACCATAACACCAATAAAACATAACACCAATAAACCATAACACCAATAAACCATAACACCAATAAATGATAGAGAAAAACATATTTCAATCGTGGTATACAAAGGATTTACATCCATTAGTACAAAAAGAGATCGACAATTTCAAAAAACTCAATCCGGAATACACATATAATTTATATATGGATGAAGATATGGATAAGTTTGTGAATGAACACTATCCAGGTGAAATAGCCGAATGCTATAATAAATTGAATATAATTGTTGCAAAGGTGGATTTTTGGAGATATTTGGTTCTTTACAAATACGGTGGTGTATATCTTGATATGGACTCTAGCATTAAAACATCATTGAGTACCTTAATAAAAGACGAAGATGATGCAATTATAACAGCAGAAGGAAACCCTCATATGTATACATATGTACAATGGGCACTCATATTTGGGAAAGGCCATCCTATTTTAAAACGAACAATAGATCTCATTGTTGAAAATATAAAATACAATATATATCCAAATGAAATACACAAGATGACCGGACCGTATGTTTATTCCAGAGCCGTTAATGAATTACATATGGATTTATTTCAAGGCAAAATGATTGTACACAATCATATTAACAAAACAACAGATATAACATACAAATCAAACGGAGTGTCCTACAGAGTTTATGGAATAGATTATCATCCTCATTTTTGTTTCAACCATGAAGCTACCGAATATTTATACAATAATAAAAAACATTGGACGGTAGAGCAAAAAGAGAAATCGCTAATCATTGAATAAAATCTTATTGTAATATATACCATACGCTACATATTACACTACATTATACATTAAAAATCATGGTCGCAGGAAGTATTCTACCAGTGGCATGGCATAAAGGTAAACTCTATTTTTTGTTCGGAAAAGAGAATCCGATGGAAGATTCGGCAAAAGGGTTTTCCGATTTCGGAGGAGGTGTAGACAAAGATGAGACACCCTACGACACCGCAATGCGCGAGGGAGCCGAAGAGCTTACCGGGTTTCTAGGAGATGAACACGAACTCCGTGCACTCATCAAGAAAAACGGCGGCACCTATAATATAACAGTCGACACCTACCATGTCCACATTTTTGCACACGAGTATGATGAGAATCTACCAAAACACTATAATCAAAATCACCGATTCCTATGGTCGCGCATGAACCAAAGACTACTCAATAAAACGAAACTTTTCGAGAAAATCGAAATCCAGTGGTTCACCTTGGACCAAATGAAATCGAGAATCAAAGAGTTTCGCGGATTCTATCAAGAAATGGTGAAACGTTTTATAGAAGACCAAGAGAATATCACACAGTTTGTCAAATCCAAGTCCAAGAAGATACCACAGCCACAACAAAAAAAGAATAAAACTGTTCGCAAATAATTATGTAATTATGTAATTATAACTTCAATATTTTGAAAAGGTTTGTCTACATAATTGGATGAATCATATCTATCATAATAATGATCTAAATTGGAATTCCATAAAGATAAAAATCGTCCTTGCCGGTTTTCAGTAAGCCAAAATTCAGGTGAATTATAAGTTTTTTGTATGCACGGTTCTAAAGATCGAATATAATTGGATGTCGACCACCAAAAATTTCCGGTATAATGTACTGGATGACGTATGCAATCAGATGTACTTAAATTTGCTCCTACACAGTTGTAGTTTTCCAGTTGATTTCGACAAATATCGTGTTTTTGGATATTAAAATAGCACAAAAACTCAACCCAATCATTCACACATTGATTGCTGTTATTATGTTTTACTCCTTTTGTATGAAGATATAACACATGAAAATCATCCATGGTTGCGTCTCGATATAATAAGTTAATTGTAGATGTTTCGTAGAGATTTAGATTGTGGCTTGTACCAATAATCTCTATTTTATCGTCTTGAAACCACGAAATGTCGTCTTTATTTTGCGTTAAGATATTACATCTTATTTTTTCAATTGATTCATGTAGTCCACTCGTTTTTATATGAGATAATATATTGTTAAAAATCTCCTTCCAATTGTTAATGCAACACACGTGTATGTAAACATACGTTTTCATTTTTATACTATTATATTATATTAACAAAACACTCTTATATAGTTTTATTCATAACACTATTGTTGATAAACGTTCTTCCCTCTGGCATTTTTTCTCAACAAGTAATCTAGCTGAAAAATACTCAAAACGCATAATGTAGAATCCAAAACTATTTAAGGGCTATCAGCTATTTTTATTTCACTATTATTATATTACTTTCCGTTATTACCAAAATTTATTCAAACTAGTGTATATCAAATCATATTTTTTGTCTGCGTTATTATACTTTTATTTTTGAATGAAAAATACAATAGTGAAAAAATGCTAAAAATATATCCATATTTTCCTTATCATATTTTTATTGAAACAATTGGTATAATATTATTTGTAGTATTTTTTATAAATTATAATATATTTTTATAAAATGGGCGTTTTACACCCTTGAACATTTTATAACTTGTAATAATGGGACGCTAAAAAGCGTCCCACAAGAAGTGAAAGGAAAACGTTGCCGATAAATCAATTTATAACTTGACTTGTAAAATGTTCATCGGTGTAAATGAGAAAGGTGTAATAAACTCAGCATTCCAAGATGAGCGACTTGAAATAGTCCGAACCATGTTGTTTCACAATCCAAGTCCGGTTTGGATCCCGTTTCAAAAAAGGACTGTCCAAGTATGCGTGTAGCCGAGTATTTTCACTAGAATATGCACTCCCTGCATGAATCATGTCCGCACGAAATACCAAGATATCACCCGCTGACAAATCAACTATTGTAGATTCCGCTACACTCATCATGTCCCACTTTTCTTGGACAATCCCAGGTGATTGTGTCCAGAGATCCAGATAGGTATTGTTTTCCAAGGCTACTAAGACTAATAGAGGTACTTTTTCAACAGTGTCCAAGAGTTTTCGCAAATCGTCCGTCAAAATATAATCCAAATGAGGTTGTTGTCGTAAACAACCTGATTTAGAATGAATCACTACCCAAGGGCTACACGTTAGTAAAGGATTTATCTGGTTCACAAACGATTGAAGTGTATCCATAAACCACAGGTTATTTTTATTCATATCTACCGTACATTGAATACGTTTGTTGTCATTACGACCGGCGTTGTTGAAAATAGGAGACGAATCGCGTTTTTCGTTGATTTGGCGTTTCATTTCATTCAACGTACCAGAGTCTACTGATACACCAGATCTGTAAATAGTAAACCCTTTTTCTTCAATGTCGGACCAATGTTTTTTAGACATAGATCTAGATCTAGATCTAGATGTAGACATATGACAGATGCTTTAAGCAACTTGTATAATATTTTGTATAATAAAGTATTTATGTTATATTATATCTATATCTTTCCATAAATATATCATTGTATAATAAAATGCCATACACAATGAGAAAAGTACCAAATAAAAACTGTTATCGCGTATCGAATACTAGATCCAAAAGAGTGATGGCAAAGTGTGCGTCCAAGAAGAACGCCATGAAACAGTTGCGTTTGCTACGCGCGATCCAATATAACAAGAAATTCGTTCCAATACGTTCAACAAATAGAAGACGCACACAAAAAGGCGGAAGAACCTGGATGCAATATTTACAAGGATACCCAGATGATAAGAAACAAGAATCCGTAATATCATCGGGTTCGTCTCAATCACCAAATCAAGGCAATGGTATTGTGCCAAATACAAATCAAGTGTCTACTCAAATATAATCGCATTCGACCGCGGTCCAAAGACCGGATGCATCTTGGACAGAAACGAGTTTGAAAGGTTTAGAACAACCATAAATCTTGGATTCCGATACCAATATGTCGCATTCAATCTTGGACATGTGAGGGTCGATTTGTTTACACGAGCCTTTGTACACACCACATCGAAAGATTTTACAATTGATTTCTACTACTTCGATTGCTTGACTACAATGAGGACATTTAACCAGAAACATAATGTATTTTGTTGGAAAAATACATTATATAGATACTATTACTTTACTATATTTACACCGACGAAGATATATTATCATGCATTTTCCAAGATATGATTCATACAATCTTGGACAAAGTCTTCATTGTCCAAGACTTCTTGTTCACCGTATTTCCCTTTCAACAATTCGACCACAATAAATGTGAGATCATCCATGGTTGCTTCCAAACGGAGACATTCCCCAGTTCGAATATTCAAGATTTTGAATGTTTTACTAGACACATTGTCATTATTATCATTGTCATTATTATCATCTTGGACACTGGTGTGTGTCAATCTCCAAATCCAAGCATAAATAACCAATTGCATCAAATGATCCTGACTTATTTTACTAGTACATTTCAGCTCCCACAGCGTAGAATCTGTGATCAAGTCCGCGCGTGCACTAAACCGGAATTTCATATCATAGCTGAAATAGGGGTATAATGCGGCATCAATAGAAGCATGATTCTCATCTTGGACAAAATGGATCAAAGAATGTTCAATGAGAACCGAATTCTGAGAGTTGGACATAGATTCTTGTTCAAAGATGTGTTCATTCAAACGACTAATACATTTACTCATAATTTCCGGTGTAATCCAAGAATATTCTGTACGATCGATTTGTCGCAATTTGCAATACAGTTTTTCTTGGACACCATTATACACATTTGCCAAATACAGATAGTCCGCGGGGTCATTCAAAATTTCCGGTAATTCACTAATACACTGTTTCAAAAACCCGTGTTTATTCGGTTTCATTTCTTGGACAGACTGTTGTATCATTTGCCGAATAGCCGCAGAACCAAGATTACCCGGAAGGACTGCATCAAAATACATAGCCGGTATAGCAATACCATTCAAATCACTAACATCTTCATGTAATCCACGACTAGTACGAACAATGGTAGGAATAACAATTTCGTTTTTTGCATAGTATTCATACTCTTTAATAAAGATTCTGTCCAAGACGGGCGTTATTTTTTCCAACACAGATTCTTGGACAAATTTGATCAATTCTGTTGGAGCAACATGGTAGGTAGGAATCAAAACTATGGAGTCGCCTCCTCCACCTCCACCACCCATCCCATCTCTTCCCGAATCATCCGCAGTATGAAAAATAGTCTGCGGAATTCCTTTAAAATCGATATAATCGCTCTGTTTCATATCGTGTTGATTCCTCTTTAAAAACTCTAGTGGACGCGAATTGTCATTTTCCAACAAAAATAAACCGTGTGTAGCACGGGTGCAACCAACATATAAAGTGTTAGGACACACGGTTTTCGGCAAATTTCGCGCATTATAAAAGTAGCCTTGGTCAAACCCTACTACAAAGACGTATTTACGTTGGCGACCTTTCGAAGTATGAAACGTGGAAAAAACGACCTTCCCATCAATTACGCGCTCGTCCATTGCATCTGTTTCAAACATGGGAACATAGCAGGGTATATTGTTCATCGTCAAAGTGTTTTCCATATGGCGAATATGACTATTTGCACCTTTTACAGATCCGCCCAAGACGAAAATATCGGATGGACTTTCACCCTCCAATAACAGACGGTTGATTTGATAGACCACGATTTGTTCGATTTGGTGTGTGGTTCGCCGAATATAAACAACTGGCATTCCGTCGCGACAGGCACAAAGACGGTCTTCGCCCAACATATCCCGATTCACAAATTTCGCCATCTGGTTCGTTATACGGTAAGACATTTTCAGGGTGCATTTTTTAAAAACCGATGTTTGGAGACCGGGCAAACCCGACCACAGTTGATCGGCGTGGGTTAAAAAACGAATGTCCGCTCCCTTGAATTCATAGAGTCCTTGCATGTAATCTCCCAAGACCAAGAGTTGAAATGGTGTTTTTATTCCCACCGAACCGCCACCACTCACCGCCGCTCCGCTATTAACTCCCGTCTTCATCATATCCCTGCACATTTTGACAATGAGTTGAAAATAGAGTTTGGTCATATCCTGGCTCTCGTCCAAGACGATAATATCCACAATAGGTATAGGTATTCTTGGCGCTAAGTTATCACTCAAAATATGACGAATCCCGGTATCCGTATGTCCCATATCAGAATAATAGTTCACAGCAAAACTGTGATACGTATGGACTTGAATATTGTTTAGTCCAAGCTCCTTGATTTTTTCTTTGACTTCATGACGCAACATCGCATTATATGTGAATTGTCGGATTTTTTTACCGGACATTTCTTTTGCAATGGAGAGAATGGTTGTTGACTTTCCCGATCCAGCACAGGCATCTACAACAACATTATACCCGGAGCGTATATAGTCCAAGATTACACGTTGTTCATCACTCATTTTATGTAGCATTTTTTGTCCAAGAAAATGAAAATATCCATGTAATTATAAACAAAGGTTATTTTATACATATTTCACCCACATGTATAAAATAGAATCAATGCAAATTCTAACCCCATCCACACACACGCACACACATATCTAACCCTATCCTGAATATTCTATAGTAAATCTAGGTTTTTCATCAGGCACAATATTCAATGGTGCTAGTGAATCCCAAAACGTTTTTTCCCAATCAACAAATTTAGATAACCAAGCATTTTCTCCGTGTGTAGATACGCCGGGAATACAACTAACGAGTTTTCTCTGTTTCCCTTGAATTAATTCACAAAAAAGTTGGAAATCGTGTGGATGGGTTCCAGAGCAATATTTTTTATAAATTTCAAAATCATCCCTAACAGTTTTGACAGTTGATGCGAATGTCATACAAAAACTATTTGTCAGTTTCCAATGACAACTCGTGGTTATCAAAACACGTGTATTTTCTCCACCCTCATGAATAAATGGATTCGGCCCACCTTCATAATGATTGATATATTTGTCTGGATGGTCATAACCAGACGAATAATCCGCTATAGTAAGACCTTCTTCTATGATTCTTGCAGCATCCGGTGTGTAAATGTAGTCATCCTCCGCAAAATAGACCGTGTCAGAATCGTCAAAATGGTCAAACGCATATTGACATGCAAACATGAAAGATCCTGCATTTGAAAGTGATGTTCTTATAATATGGTCTGCATCAATATTTTCTCGCAAAAAATCATATGTAGCATCTTTAACATTATCGGCAATAACATAAATATCATGTCCCTTGAAAACTGTTAAAAAATGCAACAATACATTTTTCTGTTTCACATAATAAGGTTTTATTTTATTGTATCCGGAATCACTGATTCTATATAGGACCTTCATATTGATACTATATTATTATTATTATTATGTAAAATACAAAATTGTGCTTATATGTTTTTATTTGTATAATATTTTATACCTTTCTACTGGTTTCTAGTCAAATGGGTACAAAACCTCCAATAGCCCTTAATCGCATATCAATGTCAATATTTCATTGTATTCAACTGAATCAATTGATACAGTTCTGGATGTAATTCGCACAATTTTCTTGTATTTGAACCGGATAATGCGGCCCAAACACGATGACATGCAAATGGTTGTTCATAAAAAACGGCTTCTACTGAAAATTGTTTAGCTTTTTCAAAATCGGGTTTATGCAATGGAATAGTGGGGTGATAGCAAAAATAAATATCTTCAGCCGTAGTGTTATAAGGTGTGGTTGATATAATTTCTAGCATTTTACTTTTTCTACGAAGCGAAAACCCTCCATTACCAACATTCTCTGAAGCAACCGGAAAATTATCCCATGGAGCCCCTACATAATCATACTCTAAAAAATCGTTGATCCGGTCTTTATTTTTGGAAAAAATCATAGAATCGGTTTGGAATATAAGGAATATTTCCGTAGGAATCATATCATAGAATTTTGGGTTGGTTAGTAGAAGACTATATTGGTCTCTAGTCAAATTATCTACACCTAGGTTGAAACATGAAATACGATCAATAAACTGGGAAAGTTTTTCGTGAATAATATTCATAACAAAATCTTGGTTTTTATTTCCACAACAGATAACAATTTTCCAGTCATCTGATAAATTTGTCAATACATTGTTTAATACAAATAATAATGCGGGGTGTTTCCTAGGTTCAACAATAATTGCCGTGTACATTATGTATATATTATTTTGTATTTACATAATCAACAATACAACATTTTATATCATTTTGGTTTTCGTATAACTATGCGTGTAAATGACAATACAGCGTATCACAACCATTTTTGTCCTTTTTCAACCTACGTCTACTACAAAATCCTTCCCCATTTGCTAAGACGTGTCCACACACATAATAGTATCCCGCACCGGCTCTCCGCTTATTTGCATTCCAAGCACGACTAGCCTCGTCAAAGTCAATATCCACGGACAATTCTTGACGAACAATGGTCGACTGATTAGCGGGTTCATAAGGTGGTTGATTCAAACACATTTCAGACATGGTTTTGCTTCGTGTTTGCATTAGTTCAGATCTTTTTTTTCCAAGAAAGAAAAGATTTATTCTTCAATTTTATCACGTAAATGTATTCTAACAAAATTATCCACTAGATTTTATTTGATGCAAAAAATGTAGATTTTTGCAAATAGTTTTTCCACCAGCTGTGCACTACACAAGGTGATTTCCTTAAGGTTATTCTCAAAACATTCACTAGATATAATGGTATCAAATATATTATCGGTAAATGGTAAATCTTTAGGTTTTGATACAATTGTTGAATTATTTGCTTGTATGACATAATTGCCTTCATATTCACAATTTTCAAATAAAATACGTTTATTAAGAGCTATCCACCTTTTTGTAACCAAATGGCTATAAAAAGGTGGATTTCTATCTGTTTTGTAAATACATTTATCTACCGATAGACATTAACATTTCAAACGCAGATTGTTCGTTCAATTATATAAATAATTATATATAACATATAATATAATATGAGTTTATCAGAAATAGTTGATAATGCGAAAACCGACAAAAATACAACACATTCTTATTTACCACTCTATCAAAATTTATTGATATCTAAAAAGGAAACTGCTAAAAATGTATTAGAAGTAGGAATATGTCATGGAGGTAGTATAAAATTATGGAGTGATTTTTTTACAAATGCAAATGTTTATGCTTTAGATATTATGCATATTAATGATGTTTGGGAATGTATAAAAAATAATGAAAAGATTATATTACATACATCAACTGACGCGTATGATAATGATTTTTTTATTACTCATTTCTTAAATAAAAATATAAAGTTTGATTTTATGTTAGATGATGGTCCTCATAGTTTAGAAAGTATGAAACAATTTATAAAATTATATTCACAAATAATGACGGAGGATGGAATACTTATAATTGAAGACGTTCAATCGTGGGACTGGATAGATACACTTAAAAATGAAGTTCCAGAAAATTTAAAAAAATTTATCAAAGTATATGATTTAAGACAAAATAAAGATCGTTATGACGATATTGTTTTTACAATTGACAAATCAAATAATTAAACTTATTTTATTAGAGTTAATGTCTATCGGTAGATAAATACATTTATATACCGATAACCCTTAATATATTCTAACAAAATTATCCACTAGATTTTATTTGATGACATCTTTGATGCAAAACCTGTAGATTTTCGCAAATAGTTTTTCCACCAGCTGTCCATGACACAATGTGGTCTCCCTCATATTTATCCCCTTCTTTTATGGCGAGATTACATCCAGGACATATGTTTTTTTGTTCGGCTAGTTTTTCCAAAATCATCTTCTTGGGAAATCTTCTAGTTGAGCCTTCTTGATTCAATTCATCCTGGATAATTTTGTCTATTTTTTCTATAATTTTTTGTTGAAATACAGCATTTCTACTATTGCAATCCAAGATTGATTGAATATTATCAATGAATACTTCTGATAATAACTTTTGTACAATGTTGGAAGATATTCTATTAAATATTGCATAATCTTTGATAAAATAACAACATCTAGAAACTACAAATTTGTATGGTAAATAAAATTTATTGAATGTCTTTTTGACATCAGAAAATAGATTCTTTTGATAAAAATCGCAAATCATTTTTGTCATCAGTTTAATTTTATTTTCAATATCAATCTCATTTTGTTGAACAAACTGTTGTACGCTTTGTGAAGTTTCTCCTAGTGAATCTTTTATCCAATCACCAGTCATCTTGGAAACAGATGACCAACAAGAAGGTAATTCATGAGACAACATAATCATTTGAATAATGACATCGTCAAGAATACCACGTTGATCTTTTACTGAATCGAAGAATTTGGTTCTAATCAATATTTCTTTATGTCTCGTTATAATGGAGTAAAACGGATTCAAAATAACTTTATTGAACTCATAGTTAGTCAAAGTTTTGCTAGAACGATTGAGTATCTCATACATATCTCGCAACTTGTTCATATCATTACGGTAAGAGGAATCTAATTTATTGAACAGAAAATTATAATTTCTAATTTGTGATTGATCGGTGGGGTCAAGATCTTTGAAATATTTTTTGTTGTACCTTTCTCTGTCTAAACTCATGCAATAGGATGCATGTATACAGTATTCATTGTTCAAAAAAGAAAGTGCTGTAGTTATTCTGTGCATACCATCCAATATTTCTTCAGAATTTTCCTCGTCATTGAATACCGTCCAAATAGGATTTGTTGCTCGGTTCAAAATAATAGACTCCACAAAACGTGTTCTCAATTTGTCATCCCATGCTTCATATTCTCTTTGAAAAGTAGGATTTTTATTCAAAAAGACCTGGTCTGCGGCTATAGCTACCTCCCGTTTAGATCGCAAATTCACAATAGACAGTGATACGTTTTCCATTAGATCTATATTATATCTGATATAGATCTAAATTCTTTAAGTGCCTTAACACATATATTTTATCCATCCAACAATTCCGGATATTTGCAGCGAATCATCTTGGACAAAGCATCCGCGCGAATGATGTTATCCCGCTTCAAAATCTCTACCGCTTCTTCAATAAAGTTTTTTGATTTCGCCACAATTTTATACGCCGCCGCGTAAGCCGTTTCAATAAGAGTAGACACTTCATCATCCACAATAGCCTTGTATTTTTCGCTATTGCTTGGATATATCAATGTTTTTCCCATACCATAATAGACCACCATCTTCTCGGCCAATTTCAAGGCTTCTTCGAAATCATTGATGGCACCCGTAGTAACCGAAACATTGTAAAACACCTCTTCTGCAATGCGCCCGCCCAATAGAATCATCAGGTGTTCGAACAAGGCTTCGCGAGTATAAATGGGGGTCTCCGCATTCTCAAACACTGTATACGCGGGGGATTTGGGTGCAGAAAGATTGATAACGACTTTGGTCATCTTGGAATGATGCTTGGACAATAGTCCAATAACAGCGTGTCCCAGTTCGTGAATTGCAATATGATCAATAATATCGGACGTAAAAAGGTGTTCGTTGGGTTGCCAACCCACCATCATCTTGTTCATGATAAGATCAATATCCTCTGTTGCTATAATCTCGCGATTGAATCGCAAGGCATTCAGCATCGCTTCATTTACCAAGTTTTCGATTTGTGCACCGGATAAACCAGATGTCATATCTACTAAATCAGACAGGGAAATCTTGGCATCATAGGGTTTTCCGCGAGTGTGGATGCGCAAAATCTGTTCGCGGGTTTTTGGATCTGGGTTGCCGATGAAAATGCGTTTATCAATGCGACCGGGACGCAACAAAGCTGGGTCCAAGAGGTCCGCGCGATTGGTTGCACCCACAATAAAAATACCGGTGTTGTTTTTGAATCCGTCCATAGCAATCAAGAGTTCATTCAGAGTATTATCACGTTCAGAACCTGACGATTCTCCATCACCGGATCTTTTGCGTCCAAGAGCGTCAATCTCGTCGATGAAAATGATGACGGGGGCGTGTTTCTTGGCTAGCTCAAAGAGTTCGCGAATACGGGAGCTACCTACACCCACATACTTCTCTTGGAATTGTGCACCGGATACTGGTATGAAAGGGATTCTGGCTTCTCCTGCGAGGGCTTTTGCCATCATAGTCTTACCATTTCCCGGAGGACCTTCGAAAATGATTCCGCGTGGGACACGTACATTGTATTTGGTATATTTGGTAAAATTCGACAAAATATCTACACATTGTCCAAGCTCGGCTTTAATATTTTCATACCCACCCACATCGGCAAATTTGATAGGGAAATTGGATATCACTTCGAAATTCTCCGACTTCTTGGACTGGCGCTTTTTGTAGCTTGCATAATTATCACTTTCATCACCACTATCATCTTCACCATCGTCATCATAATCACTGTTCGTATTTAGGCTTCCGGAAACACGGTTGAAGTTGAATTCGCCGATACCGGGTATACCGCGAATACCATCCCTACCAATAATAATGCGGATACCACCTCTTGGTAAAGAGGATTTATCTGATTTGTTAGACGATGATCCAGTAGAACTATTATTCATAGACATAGTTTGGTTTAATGCATCCAAAAAATCGATCGCATTTTCATCGAGTCCAAGAATGGTTGCATCTTGGACAGTTAGGTTTCTAGAATTCAATCTGTGTATCATATTCTCATAGTAATTTTGCGAAAGTGGGTATTTGGTAGCTTGTATAATAGTGGATCTCTTGGTTGTCCAAGAATTACGAATATGAAATCCCTGAACCAATGGGATCGATAAACTAAAAAGGATAAAATATAGCAAATTATGCATATTTTATCTTGTGTCTGCCTTGGACAAGACTACCGGGATGGGTTTATATATGTTATCTGTAATAAAAAGTTTTTTCTTTTTTGGAAGATACTTTTGGGAAATCTTTTCACTAGTTGTCCAAGATTTGCACTTTTTAATTCTAATTGTTCAAAAAAACACCCGTTTTTATAATAAAATTGAAATAAATTATAGTAATATTATCTATGAATTAAATAATATGGAATTGAATGAAATTATTTCACAAGTTAAAGAAAATAATAATTGGAAAAGTGAAAGTAGAATAGTTGGTGAGGCGTGCGAATATTATATAAAAAATAATATAAAATGTGTTAGATGTAATGATAACAATTTTGAAAAATATAAAACAAATGAACAATCAAAAGATTTAATTTGTATTAGCTGCAATCAAAAATTTCAAATAAAGGCAAAAAGTGCTACTCAAAAACAAGTTAATAATATTAAAAATAAAAATACATTTAGGACAATTGGAGGTGAATATTCAACAACGTTAAGAAACATTAATGAACAAATAGATTATTTGATCATTTTATATGAAAAACAATCTTACAAAATTATAAATATTTTATATATTAAAAATGAAAATATAAGTTCAAATTGTATTATGCCAAGAAAACCATTATCTATAACCGCTAAAAGAGCAGGATGGCAAGGGTGTAATATTTTATTTGATAATATACAATTTATAATATAAAATGGGTATTTTAAGGGCTATCCGTGTCTACAAAAAGGTGGATTTCTCTATATGTCTATCGGTAGATAATACATTTATCTACCGATAGACATTAAATGATAAAATGTGTAATACATAAAATATCAAAAAACGAGTGTTTTTTGGATAAAAATTGAAATAACCATTCTTCTTGGACACATCTAATATTATTTTACTAAAAAAGATACTACTCTTTAGAAAATACCAATGCTGCATATGGTTTGAACCACATGTTGCAAGCATACTTTTGACAAAACCCGTTTCAAAACTATAATGAAAACAATTTCAGAGAGAACCTGAAATTGTTTGTCCTTTTTGTCATCGAAAGTAATTTATGACAATCAATAATGTATTCTATGCGTCGGTATGTAAAGTATTGCTCAAAACTTGTGCAGAATTGACTGCAGTTTGTTTTTTCTGTGAGCATCCTCTATAATGCGCAACCAGTGCTCTTGAATTTTTTGCAACATAACCGCAATATTCACACACATCATTTCTTGATGAAGAGGATGCGTATAGCTTGGACAAATATTGTTCTAAGTTGGGAAATTTAAAATCCTCAGCTTGTGTTATTAGTTTTTGTTGAAAGTCCTTGATCGTTTTAATATGCGATAGTTTACTAGCAACGAACAGTTGGTACTCTTTATTAATATCGTCGAGTGTGTCCTTCTCTATATTTAACATATTGCCAGTAGAGCGACCACTATCATCCAGTGTAGCCTTGAAATTATCGATAATATCTACAGCCGCCTTGATTTTATCTGCATCGTATTCTACTTTATGCAAATATACGAGCACATTACCGTTATGCAGTTCTATTTCGAAATTTTCTTTATTAGCTATACCATAATGCTGTGCCAACATAATACCGGAACAGTTTTGTTGCTCAATATCTCTCAAGAATTTTTTGACCTCTTCTTGGACAATGTTCTTATCATAGTTCTTATTTTCAAATAGGATTGTAGGTTTATCTTTTCTGATAAGGATAATATCGCCGGTTTCTTTCGTAGTACCAACCGAATCGATCTGTGCACTAGGATACAAGGATAAGAGTATATTATACAGAATATTCTCCGAAATCTTTCCTTTGGAGGAAGAATTTTCCATCTTTTTAAGCAAATCTGTGATATTACTCTGTAAGGTGGTTTGTGCAGAATTATTTGATCGTGAGATGTCTTTTATTTCTGACAATCTAGAATCGAGACGGTTTTCGCTAGATGCAATAAGCGAATTTAAAATATTCTGAGAGCTTAGAAGAGTCTTGGAGAATTTGTCTTCCAGTGAAGACATAAAATTATCAAGAGTCTCCTTGTTAATAGAAGAATTCATGAGTACATTCGTATCTTGATGTATGCTTGAGAATAGAGATTTAATCGAATGTTCAATCTCCTTAGACAAAGACTCTTGATTTTTGGGGATCACTTCATTCATCATGATTCTTGTCTTGTCCAAGAGCGAATCATTGTGTTCTTTTATAATAGGTGCAACTTTGTCCAATGTGTTGTGTGATAGAATCATCTTCAAGTCTTCCATATAGTCCTTCTTAAACTCCATAAACTTTAGAGAAAAATTTGTGTTCATATCTTGCTGTGATTTTGAGAACATGTCGGCGACAGTAGACACTTGTGTTTGAATGATTTTCATATTATCGATAAGTTGTGTTGCAATATTTGTGTTGAGAGATGGGTTGGTTGTTTCGAAAAGTTGTTCTAAGATGTTGATCATAGTAAGATTCATCTCTTCGATGTCCAGATGTTTATGCTTATCATAAAATTCCCAAATGTCTTTATTATTGAGAGCTATTGTGTAGTCCATTTTATAAATATATTTATGGATTTTTTCTCTTTATGCTGTTTTTTTCTAAATCAATTTATTGATAAAGAATTGATTTAGAAAATTCTACTAAATCAATTTATTGATA